TAACCGAATATCTCCCGTCTTCAGACCTTTTCTGCTAGTTTGTCTATTTTTCCTTCTAATCTAACCAGATGGTCTACCACCCTAGACAGTTCTGATTGATGATCTTCTCGTTTAATATAACTCTCACGAGTCATGTTTAGCAAGATGTTGAGTCGTTTTACCTCACTACTCATCTGACTAATCCACCACCCCATAGGAACCACAACTAAAGCAACGATGATATTCCATATCATAGGTATCGAAAGTTCCATTATGGCGCTTTCCCACCTTCCCATGCTTCGTTTACATCAGGCGTATCAGGATTATCCCCGACAAGCTGTCCTTTAGAATTTCTTGCTCGCTTAGGCTGACCTGTAGATTTAGGTTCCGCAGGCCAGTCAGCATCTTTTAGATTGGGCCAGTTTTCATGTACCATGAGATTACGTAAAGCGTCACTATACACAGACCAATCATTTCTTTCAGCATCTGTTAATGAACTATCGTTTGCCTGTTTCCAATCAGACTCTGCAAGTAGAGTGTTGCGTTTTAACTTAACAACATCTGCTTCACTGGATTCTGTCATTGTGTTTCCTTTTTGTTTACAGATTACACATCTTTATGTTACGCTGCAAATATAAATTTGCTCCTCCCAACTAAGGGGTCTTTGCGGCCCCTTTTTTCTTGTTATAGTACAAACTGAAGCGTATTCTCCCTTTTACGTTTCACGGCGAAGCAGATATCCCCCACCAAAATCTGCTTCGCCACTAGACGTATGGTAGTAATATCTGCTATCATTAGTTTGTGCACACATTTAGGAGACTTAAATGGCTATTGAAAAACCAATGAAGCCATCAGATCTAGACATCGAAGAAACAGACGCAGAAGAGATTGAAGTACAGGTCGTAAATCCTGACGCTGTATCAATAGATACTGGTGACGGTGGAGTGGTTATTGATTTTGAAGGAAGCCTGACGGAAGAACTCGCTGGCCCAGAACACGACGCAAATTTTGCTGACCTTATTGATGAGGCCGAGCTGCAATCAATGGCATCTGACCTCTTAGAAGAATTTAATTCTGACCGCGAATCTAGAAGAGACTGGGCAAGAGCCTACGTCAAAGGGCTAGATCTTCTTGGGATGAAAATAGAAGAACGTAGCCAACCGTGGCAAGGGGCATCTGGTGTGTTCCATCCAGTCCTTACAGAGGCCGTTGTGAGGTTTCAGGCACAGGCAATGGGAGAGTTATTTCCTGCGTCTGGGCCAGTAAGAACCAAGATTATGGGCAAATTAACCCCAGAAAAGACAGATCAGGCAGACAGAATCCAGACAGAAATGAACTATTTGCTGACTGAAGAGATGACAGAATACCGCGATGAGACTGAACAGATGTTGTTCAAGCTTCCTCTCGCAGGTTCTGCGTTTAAGAAAGTTTACTATGATCCACTAGAGGATCGTCCCGTTGCTATGTTTGTTCCAGCGGAAGACTTTGTTGCGTCTTATGGTGCATCAGACCTCGCGTCTTGCCCACGGTACACGCACATAATGAAGAAAACATCTAACGAGATACTAGAACTACAGGTTGCTGGCTTCTACCGTGAGGTAGATCTGCCAGATCCAGAGCCAGATTTTTCAGACATTCAAGAAAAGTACGACGAGCTTGATGGTGAGAGCGCAGTAATAGAAGATGATGATCGACATACAATCTTAGAGATGCACGTCACAATGAACATGCCAGATGAGTTTGACGATCCAGACGGGATTGCTCGTCCATACGTTATTACGATGGACAAGTCTTCAAAAGAAATATTAGCAATCAGACGAAATTGGTACGAAGATGACAAAAAGAAAAAGAAACGACTACACTTCGTCCATTACAAATACTTACCGGGCCTTGGTTTTTATGGTACAGGACTTATACATCTCATTGGCGGACTGGCTAAGTCAGCGACTTCGATCCTTCGTCAACTTATTGATGCGGGTACATTATCTAATTTGCCTGCGGGTCTTAAAGCTCGCGGTCTCCGCATTAAAGGTGACGACACCCCTCTTATGCCAGGTGAGTTCAGGGACGTGGATGTTCCAGGTGGTGCGATACGGGATTCAATTACGTTCATCCCTTACAAAGAGCCATCAGGCGTTCTCTACTCGCTACTTGGCAATATTGTCGAAGAAGGACGTAGGATAGGTTCCGTTGCAGATATACAGGTTGGGGATACAAATGCTCAAGCACCTGTAGGCACAACGCTTGCTCTAATGGAGCGTAGCATGAAAGTCATGTCTGGTGTGCAAGCTCGCATGCATGCGGCTATGAAGAAAGAACTTAGGTTACTATCCAATATCATACGTGACTATATGCCCGCAGAATACGCTTACGAGATGGATGGTGATTTTGACAGGCAGAAAGACTTTGACTCCCGTGTTGACGTTATACCTGTCTCAGACCCTAACGCTGCAACGATGGCACAAAGAATTATGCAGTATCAGGCAGCTCTACAACTTTCTCAACAAGCCCCTCAACTATACGATATGGGGAAGCTACATCGTCAGATGCTAGAAGTCTTGGGAATACAGGACGCAAGCGATATTATTAAACTACCTGATGATATAAAACCTGCTGATCCTGTTACAGAAAACATGATGATGCTCAAGCAAGAGCCAGTAAAATCATTTAAATATCAAGACCACGAAGCACACATTTCTGTCCATATGGCAGCTATGCAAGACCCTAAAATGCGTGAACTTGTTGGGCAGTCACCATTTGCTCAAGCTATTGGACAAGCTATGGCAGCACATGTTACAGAACACGTTGCATTTCAGTACAGACGAGAGATTGAAAAGATGCTTGGCGTCGAGATGCCAAACGAAGATCAGCCACTACCAGAAGATGTAGAAGTAGAGATCTCAAGACTGGCGAAAGATGCAGCAGAGAAGCTGCTACAAAAAGATCAGATGGAAGCGCAGCAGCAACAAGCGCAGCAACAACAACAAGATCCGGTTGTCCAGATGCAACAGATGGAACTACAAATGAAACAGCAAGAGTTGCAGCATAAGATGCAAATGGATGCAGCTAAATTAAAGTTAGATGCTGAACGTATTGCCGCTGAGAACCAACGTGAGGGTGCACGTCTCGGTGTCAGGCTCGCTACTGATCTAGATAAATCACAACGTGATGATCAGAAAGAGGGCGCTAAACTAGGGATAGAGATAGCAAAGGAGTTAACAAAGGGAGATGGATGATAGCGTATTTTCGCTGCTGGGGCGAAAGCTTGACGAGTATGAAGAAGATATTAAAACATATCTTGCATCTGGTCAGGCAGAAGATCTTGGTTCGTATAATCGTTTGGTCGGAAGGTGTGATCTAGTAAAAATTATACGACAAGATTTAGAGGACATAGAAAAAAGATATATTGAAAGTTAAAAACTTTTTTACTATTGTCCAGATTAGGGAGTATTCGTGGATAGTCCACGCAAGGTGACTGTGAACCTTTAAATCACTGCAAGGTATTAGAATGTATACAGGGAATGCGACTACAGAAGAAAAGGTAGCTACTAAACTACCACAGCCACAAGGATATAAGATCCTTATCGGCGTACCAGAAATCAGCGACAAGACAGACGGTGGGGTGTTTATGCCTGATGGCCTTAAAGCATCAGAAGAGACTGCTTCTATTATTGGTTTTGTTATGGAGCTAGGCGCAGATGCCTATGCTGATAAAGAAAAATTTCCACATGGATCGTACTGCAAAAAGGGAGACTTCGTAATTTTTCGATCTTACTCAGGCACTCGATTTAAAGTACATGGGAAAGAGTTTCGTCTTATTAATGATGACACTGTGGAAGCAGTTGTGGAAGATCCAAGGGGGTATTCAAGGGTATGAATAATCTAGCTGAAGAACAAGAATTTGAAACTAAAGAAGAGACAGTGACAGAGGCTATTGAGGCCGCAAAAACTGAAACGGAGCAAGAAGATGATAGCTTTGAAATAGAAGTTGTTGACGATACACCTGCAAAAACAGAAGATAAGCCTAGCAACACCGAAAGTCCTGAATCTCAAGATGAGGTTGATAAATATACTGCTGGTGTACAGAAACGCATTGATCAACTTACAAAAAAGTATCGTGATGAAGAAAAAGCAAGACAAGAAGCTAGTAAACTTCAAGAAGAAGCACTTCGATACGCCCAACAAATCAAACTTGAAAACGAAAAACTCCGTAAAACTTTAGACGAGGGCGAGGGCGTTCTTGTAAACCAAGCTAAAGGTAGAGTTGCAGCAGAAATTGATAAAGCTAAAACAGCTTACAAAGCAGCTTATGAATCTGGTGATCCAGATGCTTTGGTCGATGCTCAAGAACAATTATCTGCTTTACAAGCAGAAAAATTAAAATATGAGTCTTTTAAGCCACAGCCTCGTCAGCAACAAACGCCGCAACCGCAAGCTCAACCTCAATACCAACAGCAAACCCCACAACCACCACGTCCAGATGAACGTGCTTTAGAATGGGCAAAAAACAATGATTGGTTTGAAAAAGATCCTGAAATGACAGGATACGCTTACGGACTTCACGAAAAACTTGTAAAAAGTGGTATTGATCCAAGAAGTGATCAGTACTATAGTGAAATAGACGACGCGGTTCGCCGCGTGTTCCCAGATAAGTTTGACGATGGGTCTATTATTGAGGAATCAGCACCCCAACGTCAGACAGGCAACGTGGTTGCCCCTGCTGCTAGAAGCGGTAAAAAACCACGCAAAGTGCAACTGACCTCAACGCAGGTTTCTCTCGCCAAGAGACTTGGTCTGTCAAATGAACAATATGCGGCGCAATTAATGAAGGAAGTGAAACAATGACGAACCGAAACTCACGCAATACAGAGACTCGTGAAGAGTCAAAACGTAAGGTGTCATGGACGAGACCTTCGATGTTACCTGCCCCCGAACCCAAAGATGGTATTGAATACCGTTGGATTCGCACATCAACACTTGGGAACAGTGACAATACGAATGTATCTTCCAGATTTCGTGAGGGATGGACACCTGTTCGGAAAGAGGATCACCCAAACCTTCAAGTTGTGTCTGATATCGATTCTCGATTTACAGACAATATTGAGGTCGGTGGATTACTGCTATGCCAGAACTCTACCGAAAATGTGCAAGCTAGACGCGATGCACAGCTCCAACAGGCAGAAAGCCAAATGGATGCTGTGGATAACAGCTACTTACGCAACTCAGACCCTCGTATGCCCGTTCTAAAACCAGAGCGAAGCACACGGAACTCGTTTGGCAAGTGACTCGAAAGGGTAGCTTGTCGTAATTTTAAACTTTTAGGAGTATGAGACATGGCTACTACAGCAGCTCCATATGGACTACGTCCGATCAGACGATCAGACGGAATGCCGTATGCAGGTTCTACGAACCAATATCTCATCGATCCCGCAGGTGAAGGTACAAACCTATTTTATGGTCAAGCCGTCATCATTGGGGCAGATGGGTACATTGCGTTGGCTACAGGTTCAGGTTCAGACCTAACCTCCAATAGCATATCAGGCACTACAGGCGTTGGCGCAATAGGCGTTTTCGTTGGTTGTGAATACGTTAACTCTTCAGGTCAACTGATACAAGATCAGCATTACCCATCTGGTACATCCAACGGTGATGCTATTAAAGCTTATGTGATTGATGATCCAAATGTACTATTCCAAGCACAGCTTGATGGTACAGGTGCTCAAACAATCATTGGCACAAACACATTCTTTGCGGCAGCACAGTCTACCTCGACAGGTTCTACCTCGACAGGTAACTCTACATCTGCATTGGATGCTACTGTAAAAACGGCTGCGGCAGCTTTCCGCATCGTTTCTCACGTGTCAGATCCAAGTGATGCATTCCCAGATGTTCTTGTTAAGTTCAATCCAGGTGCTCACCAAATGACAAATAATGTTGGCTTATAGGGAGTTTAGACGATGGCTATATCACGCGCACAGCTCCTCAAGGAGCTATTACCAGGACTTAATGCATTATTCGGTTTAGAGTACGAAAAGTACGAAGGCGAACATGCAGAGTTCTATGAAACTGAGAACTCAGATCGCAGTTTTGAAGAAGAAGTGAAGTTGTCAGGATTTGGCGCTGCCCCAGTGAAAGCTGAAGGCGCATCAATATCTTACGACAATGCACAAGAATCATTTACAGCTCGTTACAATCACGAAACGGTTGGAATGGGATTTTCCATTACTGAAGAAGCAATGGAAGACAATCTGTATGATTCACTATCTGCTCGTTATACCAAAGCATTAGCTAGAGGTATGGCGTATACAAAGCAGGTTAAAGCGGCATCTTTGCTTAATACAGGCTTTACTACATTCAACTCAGGTGATGGTGTGACTTTGTTCTCAACCAGTCACCCAACAGTTGAAGGTGGTACAAACGCAAACCGTCCTGCGGTTGCGGCTGACTTGAACGAAACATCTTTAGAGCAAGCAGTTATTGATATTGCTGCGTTCACTGACGAACGTGGTCTATTGATTGCTGCACGTCCTCGTAAGTTGATCGTCCCGCCTGCATTGATGTTTGTTGCGACTCGCTTGTTGCAGACAGATCTTCGTGTCGGAACAGCAGATAACGATATCAACGCACTTAATACTAATGGTTCTATACCAGAAGGTTATCGCGTAAATCATTATCTAACTGATAACGATGCGTTCTTCCTAACTACAGATGTTCCAAATGGCATGAAGCACTTTGTGCGTACTGCTATGCAGACATCTATGGATGGAGACTTCGATACAGGAAACGTTCGCTACAAAGCGAGAGAGCGTTATTCTTTCGGCGTATCAGATCCACTAGGAATGTACGCTTCACCAGGTGCATAAACCTAGATAAATCTTTTGATTGGGGCGACTTCGGTTGCCCCTTTCTTTTTGTCTAAAAGTAAGTTACTCTGTTTGCATCCCTGACAGCCACATGGTGTGGCTGACTAACCCTAGACAGGAGATCAACATGGGTACGACAACTTTCTCAGGCCCGATTCGGGCAGGTAATATTAGAAACACAACGGGTACTGTCGTTGGAACAGACATAGCAAACGTTGGCTATGTTGTAATGACTCAACAACATGTCATGGACATTTCTGGCGGTGCTGTTGCAGCAGAAGCCACAAATGTAGTAATCCCCGCTAACTCAAAAATCGTAGACATAATTATTGATTTAGAAGTAGCTGCTAACACTACAACAAATATTAGTGTTGGTGATACTGTAGGCGGTGCAGCGACTCTGGTTAATGCTGTTGCTTCTGGAACCACTGTAGGTATTAAAGCTTTAGGTGCTTCTGGTGGCGGTACACTTACATGGAAAAACACTGGCACATCAGATTTAAAACTAACAGCTACCTCAAGCGCAGGTACAAATGCGGGATCAGTTGTTATAACAGTAATGTATGCTCAGGCTTTTAATACTGCTGTTCAACCTTAATAGGAGATAGACATGGCAGGACAAGAGGTACGAGCTTTTAACGTTGCTCAGTCAGGTTTCTCAGCAGGTCTAGTCGGGCCTTCTCGCAGCAGGTTGCAAGGGGTTCTAGTATACTGCACCAATACAACTGCTTTTACGATTAAGAATGGCTCTGCTACAGGAGCTACACTTCTTGATCTTACACTGCCTGCGGGATGGAACGATGTGTTTCTTCCTAATGATGGCATACTGGCAGACAATGGTTGTTTTGTTTCTGCGTTAAGCGGATCTGGATCAGTGATAACTCTAATACTGGAGTAATTATGGCTGTGAAGAAAAAGGGCGAGATGCCCAAACGTAATAAAAAGAATTTCCGTCCCACTAAATCTGGGGCGGGGATGACTAAAGCAGGCGTTGCAGCATACCGTAAAAAGAATCCAGGATCTAAGTTGAAGACTGCTGTTACTGGCAAAGTTAAAAAAGGTAGCAAAGACGCAAAACGGCGTAAATCCTTTTGTGCTCGTTCCGCAGGGCAGATGAAGAAGTTTCCTAAAGCAGCAAAAGATCCTAACTCACGTTTGAGACAAGCTAGAAAAAGATGGAAGTGCTAGATGGCAATCTCTCGCGCCCAGATGCCTAGTCAACTAAGAGGTAACAGAATGGAAGAAAGATCTGGATTCGCATCTACAGGCGACGATGTAAAAGACCTTGAACTAATCCGTATGGGTAAAGGTGGGAAGACTAAAAAGAAGAAGTCTAAGAGTAAAGTTAACCAAGCAGGTAATTACACTCAACCTACAAAGAGAAAGCGTATATTTAATAGAATAAAAGCAGGTGGCAAAGGTGGAGCACCTGGGCAATGGTCTGCTAGAAAAGCTCAGATGCTTGCTAAAGCTTACAAAAAAGCAGGGGGTGGCTATAAAGACTGATGGCACTCAAGAAGTCTCAGAAAAGCTTAAAGTCATG